GCATATATGGCAAGAGTAAATCGTGCTGTATTTTCTCCTTTTACTCAAAGATTAATTAGAGCAGCTACAGGTCTTGTTTTAAGAAAACCAATAAGTCTGATAGGTGATCCTTACTGGACAGATACATTCAAAGCAGATGTCGATGGCTGTGGATCGGATTTAGACGAATACGCACGAAGATTACTTATGTGTTCTCTTACTTATGGTCAAAGTCATATTCTTGTTGACTATCCTGCTCCATCAGGTGCATTAAGTCTTGCAGAAGAAAGACAACAAAATCGCAGACCTTATTGGATTGAAGTAGATCCTAATAATTTATTTGGTTACAGATTAGATAGAGAATCTAATTATGGAAACTTAGTGCAGGTAAGAATTGGAGAAAAGGCAGTATTACCTGACGGAGACTTTGGAGAAAAAGTATTTGAACAGGTAAGAGTTATAGAACCTGGCAGGTATAGAGTATTTCGTAAAACAGATCAGATTGATGCAATGTACGATGTTGACGATAACTCTTATGCTGGAGAATTTAGTACAGATACAACAGGAGAAGATTATAAATTAGTTGAATCTGGCAATTTTTCTCTTGGAGAAATACCTTTAGTTACGATTTATTCTGGAAAAACTGAAAATTTAGTAAGTAAACCACCTTTATTAGACATTGCATACTTAAATCTCGCACATTTTCAAAGACAAGCTGATTTAATTCATAGTTTGCACGTTGCATCTCAACCAATGCTTGTAATGGAAGGATATGATGACCAGACCAAAGACCTTGCTATTAGTGTAAATTATGCGATGGCAACTCAACCAGGCAATAAAATTTACTATGTAGAACCAGCTTCTAGTGCTTTTGATGCTCAATCTGCTGAGATAAAAGAATTACAAATGCAGATGGCTACTTTAGGAATAAGTACTTTAAGTCAACAAAAGTTTGTAGCTGAATCTGCTGACGCTCGAAGATTAGATCGAGTTGATACAAACTCTATGCTTGCTATGGTTTCTATGGAATTAGAGCAAAAACTTCAAAAATGTTTTAATTTTTCTGCTGAGTATGTAGGAATTGAACCACCAGAAGTAAAAATCAGTAGAGATTTTGATATTGAAAGGCTAATTGGTCAAGATATTACAGCTTTAACTGCATTATTCAATGAAAATGTGATAGATAGAGAAGAATTTAGAGATATTTTGGTACAGGGAGAAGTATTACCTTCAGCAAATGAGGTCAAATCTGAATAGTTTGTTACAATGATAGACAAGTACATACATTTTTATGGCTAAATCCCTAGATAAAGTTCTTCAGGCTGATGGAACT